CGGGATGGATTTTGAAAATGAAATATTACCTCAGCGCATTAGGGAGCACGAGGCAATGGACGAAGGAGGGCTATTAAGTGAGCAAGGACAACAAATTAATGTTGGCAATTCGGACGCCGCAAAACCTACTGACGACGGCGCCGGTAGTTGACGTTGACCTGTACGGCGTTGTCACAAATGACAGCTGGGACACTGAGGGATTTGGCGTGGCTAGCGTACTCAAATCCCTTGAAGGATTAAAACCGGAACAGACGATTAATTTACACATTAACAGCGTAGGCGGCATGGTTAGCGAGGGCGTGACTCTCTACAACCGTTTAAAAGCATTACCTAATAACATCACTGTAATTATTGAGGGCTTAGCGGCAAGCATTGCGAGCGTTATTGCCATGGCGGGCGACGCAGTGCATATGGCGCTCGGTAGTCAAATGATGATCCACAACCCCTCGACGGTGGCGTATGGAGATAGCGCAGAAATGCGTCGGGCGGCGGAAATGCTCGACAGCACTAAGACCGCCTTAATTGATATTTACGAGGCTCGCACGAGCTTATCCCGTGACGAGTTGGCGCAGATGATGGACGCGGAAACGTGGCTCACAGCTCGCGACGCCCTCGAAAAGGGCTTTTGCGACACGGTGGACGATGATTTACAGATGGTTGCCTGTGTGCGCGGAACTGACTTAGTTGTTAACGGCGTGGCAATGGCCATTAATGCCTTAGAGGGCCTGCCGATTGACAAATATATTACTGTTGCGGCCGATGATGCCGCGGAAGGAGAGGAAATGGAACTTACACTCGAAAAATTGAAAACCGACCACGCCGACATTTACAACGCGGCCGTGGAAGAGGGCCGCAAGCAGGAACGCGAACGCATGCAAGCCCTCGACGACCTCAACACGCCAGCGCGCGCGGAGGTAATCAACAAGGCAAAGTATGAGACTTTGCAAAATGTACAAGAGGTAGCCGTTGAGTTGTTAAAAACAACTAACCCGGTGGCTGATATGATGGCCGACGCGGTGGGCGCCTCTAATAGTTTAGTTGTGCCGGTAGCCCCGGCAAAAGAAAAAGAAGTGACCGAAGAAGATCGCTTCGCCGCATTAGTCGACAAAATGGTAGGAGGTACTAAATAATGGCTAAATATTTTAATGAGTCCGAATTGACGTTTAAAACGTTGTTAGCCGGTGCGCAACAATCCGTCGTGACGGATGTCGTAACGATTAAGCCCGGCGCTTATGTAATTGGTACCGTGGTTAAACGTGGTACCTCCGGATTTGAACCGGTAGCGGCTACAGATACTACAGCGGACGGAGTATTATTGCAAGATACTGCCGCCGATGACAAACAGGCGTTAATTGCTTACACTGGCGAGTTTTTACTCGGTTCTGTCGTATGTAGCGATAATCAGGTACCGAGTGAGGCTTTGATTGCCGGTGCTGCTGCTAAAAATATTTATTTCCGTAAACAGTCCAACAAGGAGGCCAAATAATGCCATTTGACGCACTTTACACACCACGAACCCTCGGCGCTGTAATTCAACGCACGCCGGACTTACCGTCTTTTTTAAAAGACAAATTCTTTTCTAATATGAAAACTTTTACCACTGAGACAGTGTCTTTTGACGTTAAAAAAGGCCGTCGCACGATTACTCCATTTGTTACGCCGTTGACATCTGCACCGGTAGCAGGTCGTACCGGATACAAAACGCAAACATATACACCTGCTATGAAAAAAGAAAAAACCGCATTACAGGGCTTAGACCTTGACGTGCGCTTAGCCGGTGAACAGCCGTTTAATTCCGGCATGACTCCGCAAGAACGCGCTGTTCGATATCTCGCAGAAGATGCGCAATATTTGAAGGATAATCTTATCCGCTCTCAGGAAGTTATGGCGGCCGACTTGTTATTTACTGGATCCTTGCATGTAAAAGGCGAGGGCGTGGATGACGTAGTCGATTTTGGCTTTACTAATAAGCAAGCGCTTACCGGAGAGGCACGCTGGGGGCAAGCTAACGCGGATATTGTCGGCGATTTACTCGCATGGCGTAATAAATGCCGCCAGGACAGCGGATTTAGCCCTAATACTCTTATTGCGGACACTGATACTATTAATGCCATTTTAAAAGACGCGCGTATCCTTGAATTATTGGACAACCGTAGCGTAGATTTTGGTCGCGTGGCAACTCAGGACCTCGGCCAGGGCGCTGAATATCACGGCTACCTTGGTAGCATCTTAGGCGTGCACTTGTACTCTTATGATAACTGGTACGTGGATCCGGTAGATGGGGAAGAAAAGCCACTCGTACCGGCTAACACTGTATGCTTTATCCCTGATAACGCACAGTTTACCCGCTTGTACGGCGCTATCACTTTAAAACCAAACATCACCTCCGACTTTGTAACATATGAAGGTGAGTATGTACTCCGTCGACTTGATCAGCAGGACCCGGACGCGACTTATCTCGAAATCCAGTCTCGCCCGTTGTTTGTGCCTTGGGATGTTGACGCCTATACTATTGCGGCAGTGCGCTAATTAGGAGGGTTGACGTATGGCGATTATTTGTAATTGGTATATTAAAACCTCGGCCGGGCTATACAGTCCGTCCGAGGTTATCGACGGACTCAGCGCCGCCGAAGAAATGCGACTTATCGCACTCGGCGCGGCTAGTCCGGCCGGTAATATGGCGGGACCGGTCGAGGCTATTATGGCCGCGTTTGACGCTATGTCCAAAAAAGAGCTTGTACACTATGGCGCGGCTATCGGTATTAAATTAAGTGACCGCAGTAATAAAGTCGACCTCATTAATGCACTTAAAGGTCAAGACGTCGCACTTGACGCCTTAACCGATGAAGCCTTGGCCGTATTGGCCAAATATGAGGGTATCGACGACACACTGCCCCGCGAGGAGCTAATCGCCGCACTGGAGGGATAAGCCTATGCTTACATTTAAGGACGCGGCCGCATGGGATGTAGACGACGCCTTTATCGCTGACACTGACGAGTTTGCAGATTATCACAATTTAAACGGCGACACCGTGTTATGTGTGGTAGAGGGGCGTACAAATAAAGAACATATCCAAATCGCTAAGCAGGATATAGACGGGCTATCACTCGATGAGTACGTCGTGCACGTTAAAAAGTGCCTACTGCCGAGCGTACCGGAGCAAGGTATGCGGTTCTATTTAGACGGCATCCTTACGCAGGTTAAAAACTGCGACGACGATATGGGCGTGCTAGTGATTACCTTAGAGGGGCATAACGCCGGAGGTACGACATATGAGTATTGATGTTACCGGCTTGGATATTGCGATTAATGTATTGCAATCCATCACGACACAGGCCCCGCCAGAGGTGGTTAAGGCATTAAATAAGGCTGCTACTAAAGGTAAAACTAAAGCCACGGCACAAATTGCCCGGAATTATCATCTCGACCGCTCCACGGTGGGCGAGACTATGACGGTTAAGCGCGCCGGAGCGAGTAATTTAGAGGCGGTTATTAATGTACGTAGTAGCCCTATGGCGCTATCAAAATTTAAAATCACCCCGGATTATGTACCAGTAGGGCAACGCCAGAGCGGCGGTGTTACGGCCCAGGTGCGTAAGGGTGGAGGCGGACTCATTGAGTCCGCTTTTTTAGTGCGCTACAAAAGCGGCCATTTATCAGTGGTAGAGCGTGTCGGCACGGGGCGTAATGATATCCGCGACTTATACGGGCCGTCCGTAACCGGGATGTTAAGCACGGAGGACAACCGGATTATGGTTATCGATCAAATGGAGAGCACCGCGGCTGCAGCCCTGGAGAGCGTACTCGATAACGTGCTAGGAGGTGCGTAATACATGACACCGCAACACTTGGCCATGGCTATGGCTGACTTTTTAGCGGACGCGCATAAGGATTTTATCCCAAGCGACCCAAAACTTCACGGGCGCACTATTCAGTGCGTGCCCGGCTATTTAAAAGAGCGGACACGGAAACAAGACGCCGCGTTTCCGTATATCGCTATCCGAGTTAATCAAGTACACGACGACGCGGACGCGCGCGGCGAATCCACTGCGACGCTCCATATCATCATCGGCACGTATTGCACGGATAACGAGGACGGGTGGCTCGAGATTGTCAATCTCGTAGAATCTACCCGGCAGGCGATGCTTAAGCATCGTACTATCGACAATAAATACCGCCTACAAGGGGCGGTGGATGCGACGATACCGTCGGAGCAACCGCGCCCCGTTTGGGTGGCTGTAATTACAGCAACTTACACAATTAAGGAGATTAGAGAGGAGTTAACGTACTAATGGCAACCAAAGCAGCAGCAACGGCTGAAAAGGCCGAAAAAGTCGAAGCGGTAGCGGCTAAAACCACCGATAAGACGCAAGTTATGTACATGGGCCCGAATATTTACCGTTTAGACCTTATTCAAGGCCGGGTATATATTGACGGTGTGCCGGAGGCCTTAGTGGAATCCGCAAAAGCGGACTATCCATTATTGCGCTATTTATTCGTGCCAATTAACCGCATCAGTGAGGCGGAGGCACAGCTTGCCATCCAAGGCAGCGTATTAGATAACGCCTATCAAGAGGCAAAAGTTAGAAAAGGAGGTAACCAATAATGGCGAGTGCATATGGGCATTATGTGCGTGCGGTGGAAACGGCAACGGCAATCGTGCCACCTACGCGAGTAGATACGGCATTAACTGTGGTAGTTGGCACAGCGCCAATCCATTTAGCAGCTAATCCGATGGGCGTCAATAAGCCGTTGCTTGTTAATAGCTACAGCGAGGCCGTGACTCAAATCGGGCAAAGTAAAAACTGGGCAGATTATACACTGTCTGAGGCTGTATATTCTGAATTTGCTTTATATCAAGTGTACCCGGCAATTTATATCAACGTACTTGATCCGGCCAAACACAAGAAAACAGAAACAAATGTAAATGTTACTTTAACCGATAATACCGGGATTATTGAAAAACCGGTACTCTTGAATACGTTAGTCTTGCGCAAAACGCAAGCGGCGGAACCGTTACAACTTGATAAGGATTACACGGCTACTTACAACGACGACGAGCAACTCGTTATCGCTATGACGGCGCCGGCGTCCTCTGTAGTTGCGACATATGACTACTTAGACCCTAGCATGGTCACGGAGGACGATATTATCGGCGGCGTGGCTAGCGACGGCAGTCTTAAAGGTTTAGAGCTAGTACACCAGGTATTCCCTCAGTTTGGGCTTATCCCTTGTACTATTCTAGCCCCTGGCTGGAGTCATAATTCCGGGGTTGCGGCGGTGATGAAAGCAAGAGAGACGAATATCGCCGGCGTATTTAGAGGGATGTCCTTGGCCGACGTGGACACGGAAACCGTACGCAATTATACGGAGGTCGTGGAGTGGAAGAATAAGAACAACTATAACAGCGCGCAACAGGTGCTCTGTTGGCCAAAGGTTAGCCTTGACGGCCGCCAGTATCATTTATCTACGCAGTTAGCGCATTTAATGGGCAAGACGGACGCGGCTAATAATAACCTCCCGTACTATTCTCCGTCTAACAAGGGCTTACAGGCGGACAGCTCTGTACTTAAAGACGGTACCGAGATTTATCTCACCCCGACAACCGGCGCATACCTCAATGGCCAGGGCGTACATACGGCGCTTAATTTTATTGGCGGATGGCGCGCATGGGGCAACCGCACTACGGCATATCCTGGCACGACGGATCCAAAGGATACCTTTATTCCGGTACGCCGTATGTTTAACTACGTCACAAATACACTCATCACGACTTACTGGAGTAAGATTGATGACCCGACTAATTTACGCCTTGTGACCTCTGTAGTTAACAGTGCGCAGTTGTGGCTTAATAGTTTAGTATCTCGAGGGGCGCTATTAGGTGCGCGCGTTGAGTTCCGCGAAGCGGACAATCCTGTTACGGATTTAATGGATGGCATTATCCGATTTAAGGTATATCTCACGCCACCATCTCCAGCGCGTGAAATTGTATTTGACCTTGAATACGACGTTAATTATTTATCTGTATTATTTGGCTAATAGGAGGAGCGCATAATGAGCTTAAGAGATAGGTTAATCACGTTTACCGTGTTTGCTAATGGCTCCGAAGAGTTCGGCGTCGCCGAGGTCACCTTACCCGACCTCGAATATATTACGGATACGATTAAAGGGGGCGGCCTTGCCGGCGAATTAGAGGTGCCTACCTTAGGGCAACTTAAAGCCATGAAATCGTCTATTACATGGCGCCTAGTAGAAAAGTCACTCTCGAAATTCGCACGTCAAGACTACCATCAGGTCGAATTTAGGGGCGCCCAACAGACGGAAAATACCGAGACTGGGGCGCTTGAAGTGTCCACCGTATCCGTTCAAATGGGGGGCTGGGTAACTAAAACGGGCTTTGGTAAATTTACAAATACCGAGACTACGGGGTCCACTACAGAAATGTCGCTTAATGCGCTGAAAGTTGAAGTCGACGGGCAAGTATTGCATAATATCGACGTCATGAATGGCGTTTGTATTATTGACGGCGTGGATTACTGGGCCGCCATTAGAAAGGCATTAGGTAAATAAGCATGGCACGTAAATACGATGATGATAAACTCCGGGAGGCCCTCGAAAAGTTAACCGGTAATGATTTTAACCAGTGCGAAATGGCCGAACGTCGTACCGGCAATATGCACTCTGACCTTGCATTTTCAAAATCTTTTCAGGCACGTCTTGCAGCGCGTGCCCTTAAAGAGGATTACGGGATAATTAAGGCGCTGCCGATTTACGACTATAATCAATTATGCTGGGTGGTAAGTACTTTTTTGCAACTTGGCTCGGACCCGCAGAAAACCCTCGAGGAGAAAACAGGGTTGTCGGATCAATCTACCGACGACTCGCAGCCAGACTCCGAGACTACGGACCCGCAGACTATTGGATGAGTCGTACTTTAGCGGAATTAGCCGACTGGGTCGATGATATTGTGGAGGTGACCAAGGATGAGCAAGAGACTATTGAGCAGGCTCGCCAAGATGCTGGTCATCGGTAGAGAGGAGGGGCAACATGGCGGCGTCGAAAATATTTGAAATCGCATTCCGACTCAACGGCCAAATTGCCAGCGGGTTCAGTGGCTCGATGAGTAGTGCCAAGGCCACCCTCGCGCAGTATGGTAATCAAATCGGAGATTTAAAAGCAAAACAAAAAGGGCTTAAGGGCCAACTGTCCGACGTGCAAGCGTCACAGGCGGCCCTTAATGCTGCTATGGACGGTAGTAAGGCAAAACAGGCCGAATATGCTGCGGCAATGACTGATTTAAACGCTAAAACGGCAGGATACCGGCAAAATATTGCCAATTTAGAGGCACGGCAGCAGTCCTTAACTGCAAAATTTAACGCCGGTAAAATCTCAGCGAATCAATATAATACCGGCATGGTGGCGCTAAATACCAAAATTGCACAATATAAATCGAGGTTATCGACTACCACGGCGGAGCAAAACCGGCTGACTGAGGCTTTTAACCGGGGCCGGATTTCCGAGTCGCAGTACCATGCGCAGATGGATGCCCTTAATTCTAAGGCACGGGAGTATTCCGGCAGCCTTAAGCAGGTATCGACAGAACTCGAAGCTGTGGCGGCTAGAAATACCGCCTTACGTGCAAGCATGGCGGCCAGTGTGGCGGCAAAGGCTAATTTCGCGAATGCGGTCGCCGGGTTTAGGAGTACGGCGACTACTATCGCCGTAGCAGCGGCACCGCTTGCACTTGCCGCGAACGAAGCTATCGATTTTGAAAAAGCTATGTCAGGCGTGGCCAAACAGGTAGACGGGGCACGCGACGAAAATATGCAGTACACCGAAACGTACTACAAAATGAGCGACGCGGTAAAGGAAATGTCTACCGAGCTTGGCATCGTCCCGGATAAAGTAGCCGGCGCCATGGAAGCATCCGCACGAATGGGCGTACAAGGCGCCGAAGGGCTGAGAGAGTTTACAACGCTCTCCGTCAAAATGGGCGAGGCGTTCGAGACCGACGGCGAAATCGTCGCCGAACAAATGGCTAAAATCGCTAATATCCGAGGTATTAAAATCGACACCGAAGAAGGGCGCGCCCAAATTAAAGAGCTGGCCGACACGATCAACTATCTTGATGACCAGACCACGGCTAAGGGCGGCGAGATTATTAATGTTATGCAGCGTATTTCCGGTACGGCGGCTCAAACGAGCTTTAGCAACGGCGAAATCGCGGCCATGGGTACTACGATGCTTGAATTAGGCGACACCGCAGAGGTTGCGTCTACCGGCTTAAATGCATTTATGACTAAACTCGCAACGGCTCCGGTACAGGGTAAAACGTTCCAGGCGGCCTTGGCTCAAATGGGCCTAGATGCTAAGCAGTTACAGGCGGATTTTATTAATGACTCCAAAGGTACGACTTTAAAACTTTTGGATCAGATTAATCAGCTGGACGGGGCGTCCAAAGCTGAGATTTTAACTAATATGTTCGGGGCTGAGTACCAGGATAATATCGCAAAACTTGCGGCCGGTACTGATAAACTCCGGCAAAACTTTGCCCGACTTAACGAGGAGGGCCGGGCCGGTAGTGTCGACAAAGAGTTTGGGGCCAAAATGCAGACAACGACCTTTGCAATTAATCAAGCAAAGGCGGCTATTAGCGTTATGGCCGTTACTATCGGAAACGCTTTAGTACCTAGTATCGCAGAGGGGACTAAGTGGCTAGCTAATCAGGTTATGTGGATTACCAAAGTCGCGCAGGAAAACCCAAACGCAGTACAAGGTATTTTGCATATGACGGCTGCTGTGGCCGGTTTAGTATTAGCTTATAAAGGGTTTAGAGTTGTCTCGGCTGGTATCGATACGGCAAGGGCAGCTATTGACGTATTACGAAACTCCGAAAGAGCGGCTACCGTGGCCAGGTGGGCCGGTGTAGCCGCCACTAAAGCCTTAACAGCGGCACAATGGCTCTTTAATGGCGCTATGGCCGGTAATCCGGCCGCATTGGTTATTATTGCTATTATTGCACTTATCGCCTTATTAATTATCTACTGGGACGACGTCGCCGCAGCAGCGGTGGCCGCCTGGGCATGGATAGCTAATGAGGGCGAGTGGCTGTGGGGGCAATTAGTCGCCGGATGGGATACCGTATACGCGGCCGTGACCGGATTTATAGCCGATGCAGAGGCGGCGCTCGGTGATTTTGTAAACTGGGCGCAGGACAAGTGGCAGGGGCTTAAGGATTTTCTCGCGCATCCTATCGATGCGACCGTTAACTGGGTCCAAAATCAGTTAGGAGGGGCGCCGTCCGGTGTCGATTTGCCGGGGCATGCTGACGGTGATATCGTCGGCAAGGGCGCCCATCTTGCATGGTTTGCGGAGGAATCACCGGAGGCATATATCCCGATTAATAATAGCGCCCGTTCGAGGGGCTTAGTTACTAAGACCGCCCAATTATTGGGCATGGATATAGGCGGCGGTGGTGGCGTTAGCGTATCCGCACCGATTACTATTACCGTACAAGGAAACGCGGACGCATCCGCTGTAGCTCAAATCAAACGAGCCGCGCAGGATGCAATCGCGGATTTAGAGCGGAAATTGCAGGAATTGGAAAACAGGAGAGGACGGAAAAGTTATGCCTAATCAATACACAACACAGGCTGGCGACGTATGGGATATGATCGCACTGCGCCAAATGGGTAGCGAGGCTTACACTTATTTATTGATGCAGGCCAACCGGCAACACGTAGGCGTGTCAAGGTTTAGCGCCGGTACAGTGCTTACTATTCCGGACGTACCTAAAACCGCAGTAACGTACGCCCCTCCGTGGAGGCGTAAGACATGAAATCGCCAACAACTAAAATTGATTTAACGTACGACGGCGTGGATATCTCGCAAGATATTGCGCCGTATTGTACGGGTTTTACTTTTAACGATGCTATGAGCGGCGAGGCTGACGATATATCCGTAGACCTGCACGACGTGCAGGAGTTATGGCTGGGCGACTGGTTGCCGGATAAGGGGGCCAAGCTCCGAGCGGCTATTGTGCTACAGGATTGGCGCTATGACGGAGATATTGCACGGCTCGACTGTGGAGAGTTTGAAATTGATGAGATTAATTTAGGCTATCCGCCGCACACGGTAAGCATAGGCGCGGTTAGCGTGCCGGAGGCGTCGGCACTTCGAGGCATTGAAAAGTCCCGAAGTTGGGAAAAGACGACACTTAAGGATGTCGCCAATGAGCTGGCAACGGCTGCCGGTTGTACGCTCTTTTATGACACAACGGCCGAGATTAAGTATGACCGTGTGGAACAGTCCGACGAGTCCGACCTGGCATTTTTACAAAAATGCTGTAAAGATGCCGGGCTCGCCCTAAAAGTTACCGATAATCAGGTCGTTATATTTGAGGAGTACAAATACGAGCAGGCCGAGCCTATGGCGGTGCTCCACAATCCAAAATCGATAATCCCGGAAACCGTACCGGATGCCGTTATAACGCTCAAAAGCTGGGCCTTTAAATCGTCCACCCGAGAAATTTATAAAGCGTGCCACGTAAAACATACCGATACCAAGACAAAAGCTGTAATCGAGTATACCTACACGGACCCAAATAAGAGTACGGGTAAGGTGCTCCAGGTTAACCAACAAGTCGAGAGTATCGCAGAAGCGGAACGGCTCGCCCGTAATAAGCTCCGGGAAAAGAACAAGGATGAAGTGACGGGGTCCATGACGTTAACCGGTGATATTCGATTATCAGCCGGGATGACTGTTACCCTTGAAGGGTTTAGAAAGTTTGACGGGAAGTACATTATCACTAAGGCCGCGCATAAGGTAGGCGGTGGATATGAGACAACCGTAGACCTCCGGAGGTGCTTAAATGGCTATTGATATCTTAAAAACAATTCGCAATATCTCGCGTGTTGGTATTGTATCGAGCGTTAATCCTGCCGATATGACGGCGCGTGTTACGTTTCCGGACCGTGACGACTTAGTAAGTGCAGACTTGCATATCCTGACTACCGGTAGTCAAAATACTAAGGTTTATTGGCTGCCGTACGTCGGGGAGCAGGTAATCTGTTTGTTTTGTGTCAACGATAACAACCTCACTGAGGGGTGTATCTTAGGCACAATGTACAACAGCAAGGACACACCACCGGCTAACGGGCAAGGCGTGCGCGCGGTTAAGTTCGCGGACGGTTCGACCGTTATTAACGATAACGGCGCTATCACGGTTAACGCTACCGGCAGCGTCACTATTAACGCGCCGGCTGTTAACATTACCGGCGGCTCCGGTGATGTAGTAGTTAACGGGGTGAGCCTTGTAAATCATACACACGGCGGGATTATCTCGGGTGGTAGCTCAACGGCGCCGCCAAATAAATAGGAGGTTAGTACGTGGCATTTTTAGACAATTTTAAAAAGACCGAGGCCGGCCATGCGTTATATGTGCAGGCGCAGCAAGTGGCCAATGCGTTAGGGCTTAGCCGGTACTTACCTACCGAGGCGCTCGGGTCGTTTGGAGACCTCGTATTTGAGGTGTCAAGTAGTAAGGTTTTAACCTATGACGGGCTAAGTCGCAAAACGGCGTATAAATACGCGTCGCACGAGGTTATCGGCACAGCGCCGATATTGGAATACTTAGGGTCGGAGACCGAGGAGCTGTCGTTTGTTATTCATTTTAACTCATTGCTGGGCGTCAATCCGGCAGAGGAGAGCGACAAAATCCGACAAATGGCCGAAGAGGGTCGGCGTGAGTATTTTATTCTCAACGGTACCCCAATCGGCGGGGCGCCTTGGGTTATTACCGATATTGGCGACGACATTACTCATACTGACCGGATGGGTAACATCTTAGTATCTACGCTAAGTATTAGCATTAAAAAGTCGCCCGATTTACCGATAGGAGGTGCAACCGGTGCAAACGTGGTTAATAACAACAACGCCGACAGCGGTCAATCTAGCGCCGGCTAACGTGCTAGAGGAGGTACTGCAAAACGTGCATACCATACTCACGACAGTACGATACAGCGTGCCTCTAGAACGAGGGTTTGGGATTGATGGTGAATTATTGGACTTGCCATTACCGGTAACTCAGGCCAAGCTATCCGCGTCAATCCTGCAACAAATTGCCAAATACGAGCCCCGGTGTAAGGTGGTGCGCATATCGTACGTCAATCAGGAAGAGACCGACACGGCAGACGGTATCCTGCGTCCTGTATTGGAGGTGGCTATTATTGGATCTTAACAATATCAAATTTATAGAGACGGATACCGACTCTATTAAACAGCATATTATAACAGTTTATGAGGGCCTTACCGGTCGGACGCTAGCACTAGCAGACCCGGTAAGGCTTTTCTTATGCTCACTTGCAAGTATCATCGGTGAGCAACGTAATTTAATTGATTATTTAACACGGCAAAACATGCTAGTGTTTGCCGAGGGTATTTTTCTCGATATTATCGGGATGTTAGTAGGCACGGCACGCTTGCAAGCGTCGGCCGCTGCTACGACTGTACGGTTTACCTTATCCGCGGCACAGCAAAGCGCCGTTATTATCCCAAAAGGGATACGTATTACACCGGACGGCTCGCTTATGTTTGCCACTACCGAGGTCGCTCAAATTAAGCCGGGCACCTTATCGGTGGATGTGCCGGCAGCATGCCAAACTGCCGGGGAACTTGGAAACGGATATTTACCGGGAGAGTTAAGCCGGTTAGTGGATCCGTTGCCATTTTTGCCTACCGTGGCCAATACAACCACGACAAACGGCGGCGCGGATACCGAGGCCGACGATGATTATCGAGATCGTATCGAGGACGCGCCGGGGCAGTTTAGCGTGGCTGGTCCGGATGACGCCTATATCTATCACGCCAAATCAGCACATGCCAGTATCGGCGACGTGTCGGTGGATAGTCCGACCGGAAACGAGGGCAAAGTATTTATTTATGTACTACTTAAAACCGGCAAACCGGCAAGCCAGGAAATCCTCGACGCGGTTAATGCCGTATGTAATGACAAGCGCATCCGACCACTCACTGACCGGGTATATGTAAAAGCTCCGACCGTTGTACCTTACAACGTGCGCGGGGCTTTTTATATTGATGCGGCCAACGCATCACGGGCGACCGCTATACAGGCAGATGTGGACAAAGCATTAGAGGATTATGTGGCATGGCAACGGGGCGCACTGGGGCGTGATATTAACCCGTCGGAATTAATACACCGCATCATACAAGCCGGGGCTAAACGGGTAGATATTACCGAGCCAGCCTTTACTCAGTTATTGGCGAGTCAAGTCGCCGGCGAACAAGAGGTTAAATTAACGCTGGGAGGTTTGGAGGATGCTTAAACTGCAAGACACGCATTTACGCGATATCTTACCTCCTAACCTTGCGGCCGATGAAACCATCTCAAATGCCGCCAAAGCGATAGACGCGGAACTTACGGCCGTAACTCAGTTATCTCGTACGGTTTTAATTTTGGCACGAATTGACGAGCTCGACGACGCCACCGTCGACCTGTTGGCCAAACAGTTTAAAGTCGATTTTTACGACGCCAGCACACCGCTGGAACGTAAACGTGAGCTCGTGCGTACGTCTATCGCATGGCACCGCATCAAGGGCACACCGCACGCAGTGCAACAGGTAGTCGATACACTTATCGACGGGGCAACGGTCCAGGAATACTGGGAATACGGCGGCAGGCCTTACTTTTTTAAGGTGGGCGACATTAAAGGCCCGCTTGTATCGAGTAGGACAATCGATGCTACAGTCCGGGCGATTTACGTCGCCAAAAATACACGGTCACACCTGGACGGGATTACCTTTGTACGCCGGCCAAAGGCGACGGCGCGACTTAGTACAGCCTCTTATGTGCATAAGCGTATACAGGTAACACCGCGCACGATAGGCGATAGCTCCGGGCGTGCATCCATTAAGGCAAGTACGACAGTACGGTTATTTAAGGAGGTTAAAATCGATGGCAGATTGGCGCAATAGCGTAATTACGGAGCGAGGCCGAAACCTCGACGCCAAGGTGCGCGCCGGGCGCATCAAAATGGAATTTACAAAGTTTAAATTTGGATCGGGTCAGCTAGATAGTTATGAGTCCGCAACAGACCTCGCAGAGCCACGACTTAACATTGGCATTACAAGCATTGAGACGGTAGAGACGGGCGTTACCGAGGTGAGTACGACGCTCACAAATGCTAATGTGACAACCGGATTTAATATGCGCGAGGTCGGGCTGTTTGCAAAAGACCCGGACCTTGGCGAGATTTTATATTTAGTCATGACCGACCCGAGCTATGACTTTTTACCGGCCAAAGGCGGAGCGACGGTTATCTCGGTAGACTTTTCTATTTTTATCGGCGTAGATGACGCCGGCAATACTACGGCCGTACTTGACCCAAACGGCCTACTTAAACTTAGGGACTTAACGGCTCATAATAACAATACCGACGCGCACTCTGCGTTATTTACTACCGATAGCACGCCGGCCACGGATGCGGGGACATCCTCTAGTCTTATTAGTAAGTTGGGCGCCCGTGTGAAGTGGGTAAAATCTTATGTCACTAATAAGATTAATGACGCTCTTAAAACAGTAGACACCAAAATAAGCGAGGCTCTCGCAGCGTACAGGAATTTCAAGGCGTCGCAGATTTCCGATTTCGCGGAGGCGGTACTTATCGCCATCCGCGATAAAACATTTACAACTTTAGGTGTGACGTGGTCCTTTACCAACCCGAACGCATGGTATATATGTTTCGGGGTGCTTTTCGGAGGGCTCATTATCCAAGGT